CAATTAAGCACCTCGCCAACTGTAAAGTTCCCAGAGGTTGCTCAATCAATCAATGTCGACGGTCAGCCTCTACTGGTGGAGCCATCCCCCGAGCTGCTCGACCACGTTGCAATTTGTGAACAGGGCGTATGGGACAAGCTCCTTGCCCCTACTGGTGTTAAATCTGATTCCATTCCAAACGAGGCTGAAAAGATGGACGAGGAAAAAATCGTAGCGCTAATCAATAAGGCGATTGACGCACGCATGGCTAAGGCTGACTCAGAAGCAGCAGACCTTAAGGCCAAGGCCGATGCCGAAGAAGCAGCCAAGAAAGAAAAGGCTGATGCTGAGGAAAAAGAGGCCGAAGAGGCGAAAGCCAAAGCTGACGCGGAAGAGAAAGCCGCGAAGGAAAAAGCAGACGCCGAAGCCAAAGAGAAGGCCGACGCGGAAGAGGCAGAACGTATGGCGAAAGAAAAGGCTGATTCAGAACTGCGTCAGCAGATCGCCGACCTGCGCTCCCGCATCCCAACAGAGTTGAGCGATGAAGAGCGTAACGAAGTCGCCGACGCGCAGGTGAAGGCTGATAGCGTGTTCTCCTGCTTCGGTAAGCGCGCGCCGGTGCCGCTGTCTGGTGAAAAGCCGCTGGCATATCGCCGCCGCCTGATGATCCAGCTTCAGGAGCATTCGCCTGACTTCAAAACTGTCGACCTGTCCTCCATCGCTGACTCAGCCCTGCTGAGTGTGGCCGAGAAGACGATCTACGCCGACGCGCAGAAATCGGCAAGCCTGTCTGTTGGCCCTGGCATGCTGCGCGAAATTAAACGCGCCGATGCAACCGGTCGCCAGATCAGCACCTTCGAAGGCGATCCTGCTGCCACCTGGGCTCCGTTCCAGTCCGGCAAGCGTCAGGTCACCAGTTTCAACAACCAGGCTTAACGGGAGCTCTCAAGCATGGCTAACTTATCTCTTAACCCGATGGCAACCACGAACGCGCTGGGCTCCTTCGGTGTGCAGTCCGACGGTTATATTCAGGGCGTGGCGCTCGATGACCCGGCCAACCGCTTTAACCTGGCGGCGGGTACTGTGGCGGCAACGGAAACCAAACCTCTCTGGGGCGGTCTGCCGGTTGCTGAGCTTCTGCCTGGCACCAGTTCAAGCCCGCGCGGTTCTTACATCCGTCGCGCTGTGTCTGTTACCGAACTGGAAGGCTTCACTGTCTTCAATCAGGCTCACAACGGCCTGACCACTCCTCAGTCACCGGTTCCACTGTACGCATCAGGCATGAGCGTTTCGTACTATCGCCTGGGCTCTAACATGCGCGTGCCGCTGAAAGCCTCTGCACAGGTTGTTGCGCTGGGCGCTTCCGGCGCGTCGGTTAAAACGCCGCTGGCCTGGGATTTTGTGAACAACCAGATCACCACCGCCGCGGCGGCCGGTTTCGCTGGTTCTGATATTGCGACAACTGCTGTGACCTATGCCAATGGCGTGGCTACGGCGACAACCGCATCAGCGCACGGTCTTACCGCTGGCCAGTACGTGAAAATCAGCGGCGTTGCCCCTGCGGCGTACAACGGCACTGTGGTAGTGCTGTCTGTTCCGAGCTCAACGACCTTCACCTACGCCCCGGCAACTGCACCAGGCGGCTCTGCAACCACGCAGGGCACCATCGGCGCAGTTACGCTTTCCGACATCACGCTGCCGGTAAAAGTGCTCGCCATCGAATCAGGCAACTCCAAGACTGTCAGCTATGACAGCGCGACGGGCTTCCTGACCTGGAATAACACCGACAGCTGCGCGCTGGTCTTACTTTAATCGGGAGCTGAATTAAATGGCTGCAATTACCCCCAGCTACACCATCGTCAATCCGTCGTATATCGCGCCGGAGATGATCATTGGTTACCAGCAGGCATCAGGTGCGTTTGAAACCATCGCCAGCGGTAACCCGCAAGTCCGTCTCGGCGTAGGCGACCAGTACGTCTACATGCGCCGTCTGGACATTCGCACCCAGACCACTTCCAGCCAGTCCGGTAACGGTAACCAGCTGCCGAGCGTGGCGCTGGATGCGAAGATGATTTCAACCCCAACCTACCTGTTCCGCTGCCGTGGTATCTACGATCACCATGACATGGCAGCCGCCGGTAACTGGAACTTTGCACTGCCGGAAGCTCAGCGCCTGGGCATGCGTCAGGGGATTTTCCAGCAGCTGCGCTCTGCTCTGCTGTATGGCATGAACCCTGCTGGCGGTGAAGGCCTGCTGAACACAGCTGGCGCGACTACCGAGTCTTTGCCTCCAGACAGCAACAATAACACCACCGTGCTGACCTATGACCACGGCCAGATGGCGGTATATCTGCTGGGCCACGTACAGGCCGCACTGACCCGCACCATGCAGCTGGGCCGCCAGCAGCGCGTCGTTATCCTGGGGCCGCAGCGCGTCCTCGGCGCCATGGAGATTCAGCAGATCGTTCAGCTGACTTCTTACCAGCGTCCTGGTGGTGGTACTGACACCGTCGGCGGCACGGTGAAAGAAGTGCTGAAAGGCGCAAACGTCCAGGTTGACTGGGTGTATGACGATACCCTGATCGGCGCAGGCGCTGGCGGTACCGACGCGGTGGTAATCACTATCCCTGAGGTCGAAGTGCCGATGGTCAACTCTACCGTGAACACCAACGAATTCGCCAAGCTGACCCCGTCTCTTGCCGCGAACGCGCTGATGTTTACCGACATGGCCGCGCCGCGCGAGATTCCGACGCCGATCGCTGGTGGTGCCATCGATGTTCTGTCCGAAATGCGTTCTACCGCAGGCTGGGCAGTTCGTCCGGAAGCAATCACCATCCTGTCCATGGCGTACAGCGCCTGATCCATTCTTTGATCTGGTTAAGCCTCTGCCGGGGAGACTCAGCAGGGGCTTTTTTACGAGGGTAACCAATGAAACTCTATATCGCTAACACCACCAAACAGCGCCATATTTTCGCCTATCGCAAGCTGGAGACCGGCCGCCTTATTCAGATCCCGATTAACCACGGCGATCAGATGATGGTGCTGGATGGCACAACTGAAGAGATTGAAGCGGTGGTGCAGCACCACCAGGTTTATGGTCTGGTTGACTCAACCAAAATCGACCAGAGCCAGGCGTTTGTCGGCCTGTGCTACAGCCTGAACAAGCCTGTATCAGCGTCGGTAATCGAAAAAGCAATCCGCGATAACGATATTCACCTGACCCGTGGCGCCCATGGGCGCCGCCAGGCATCCGTAGCAGCTCTGGATAGCGCGCTGCGTGACAGCGGTACCGGCTATTCCGGCGAGATGGAAGTCAGCGCGGAGCAGGCGAAAGGCCGCGAAGACAGCGAAGACACCCCAACGGTTAACGAAACAATCGTGACTGAAAAATCCGGGAGCAAGAAAAAATGACAACGAGCCTGTCGGGATTCATCGAATTCGTTCGAACTGACATGGGCTTGACCGCCGCGCAGGTTCCCGACGACTCGCCGTCTTTAACCCTGGCGTATGGCGGCGCGGTTGAGTGGGTAAACCCTGATATCGCGTGCGTCACGCCGAACCTGTACACCGTAGCCGTGTACAACCTGGGCGCGTCTTTCCTGGTTAACTACGGTACCGAATCGGTATTTGCTGATTTCAGGAAAGAGTATGGCCTGAACAATTTCAAGGCTGGCGTAATTACTGGTGCCGGGGATAACTCAACCAGCGCTCAGCGCCTGGTTCCGGACTTCTTCAAAGACCTGTCGCTGGCTGACCTGCAGATGTTGCAGGATCCATGGGGCCGCCGGTACCTGATGATTGCCCAGCAGTTCGGCAGCCTGTGGGGGCTGTCATGATCACCTTCCACCTGGGAGTGATTGACGTCCCGTATGAGGACGAAAACACCACAACAGGAGACGTCGCCGAGTATCTGGAGGAAAAGTACCAGATTATGCAGACGTTTTTCGACAGGTACAGCAACGACATCGCTGACCTGATGGCGAATGACATGGCCGCGTCGCTTGAGAATATGATGGCCGGCGCACCGCCAGCCAAAGATCCTCTGGCAGAGTCGATGTCCCGGATACATGACCTGTTTGTCGCCTTCCTCGACAACACCGAAATGAACGGATTGCCTGGTGTGCCAACGCGCCGCTCGCTGGAGGGGATATCCCGGAGATTCAAGAACAAAAAGGGGCCGCCGCGCCCGTCATTCATCGACACAGGAACCTATCAGGCCGCAATGCGCGCCTGGGTTAGCGGGGTGCTAAATGCCTTCCCTGGATGAGTTGCAGCAAACTGCAAAAACCGAGCTTAACGCCACGCTGACGCAGGGTCTTGATGACCTGAGCCGTTTTCAGGTGGTCACGTTCACAAAGTATATCCGCAAGGTGCTGCCCCTCGATGGTTTCGTCTTCTGGGTAAAGGCTTCTGTTCTGTCGGACGACCCAAGCAGCGAGCCGGATACAGTTGACGTTAAGGGCTATCTGCACCTGACGACCGAAACCATCCAGGACGACGAGCAGCTCTACGACCGGAACGTCGTGACGTTTACTGCGCAGGCGGACATCGACCCGTTCAACGATATCGGATCTGATGTCCTGTATATCGGCGAGTTCTTCGGCATCCAGTTTTCTTTCTCCCGGCGCACCGGGCTGAACGAACCGGCCAACCTCTACCACTACACAGGGGAGGCAATCTTCCCCTACATGCGTTCGCAGATCATCAACTCAGCCGACGATATCGACCTGTCGGATGTGGTGGTTTCGAGCTCATTGCCGGTATGGCTGACGCTGAGCCAGTACATGCCGATGTTCCCGGCCAAGCTGTCGACGCAGAACCTATCACCGCCGTATGCAACGGTGAAGTGCAGCAACACCGCGCCTATCGCCGGGAGTTTTTATCTCGATGAGCAGCAGAACCAGTATCAGCTGGTTTCTGAGGATGTGACGATTTCCATCACAGGGCTGCGCAATGCCGGAGTGGAAGATTTCCTGAAGTATGTGCAGCAGTACACGCTCGGCGATGACGCGGAAATGGGCGTGATGAACATACCGGTAGTACAGGACGAGCAAGTCACGCAGAACGAGCTGAACATCATCGCCATGAGAAAAACCATTAAGTTCAAAGTCAACTATTACCAGCAGCGCATGCGGAACGTCGCGCGCAGGCTGATCACGTCAGCGATTCCGTCCATTTACCCGGAGAAATAAATAAATGGCAATTGTTAACATTAACGTCTCGGTGACCAACCCACCGAAGCCCTCTCAGCTGCTCAAATCCGGCGCGATGATCTCCATGGGCGGAACCACCCTGGCGGCAGGAGAGTATCAGCTCCTGACGACCAAAGACGATCTGAAGGCTATTACCTCACCGGCTAAAACTATTTCAACGATCACCTGGGCAACCGGCGTCGTTACTGTGACCCTCTCGGCAGCGCATGGCTGGACAGTTGGTGACACTATTCCGCTGGTTGTATCTGGCGTTACCCCGACAGCGTATAACCGCGCCGTCACAGCCACCGCGACGACTGCTACCGCCTTCACTTACCCGCTGGCGACAGACCCTGGCACGGCCACGGTCATGGGTACGGTGAAAACCGTAGCGGCAAACGAAATCATCGAGATGAACACCACATTCTGGGCGCAGGGATCAACCCGCGCAGTCTACGTGCTGGAGCTGGGTGATGTGTCTGTAGCTTCTGCTGTGGATGCACTGGCCGACTTCATCGATGAGGATATTTCGCTGGGTAACACCTACCAGAAATTCTTCTCGTACCTGGTGCCGCGCGAATGGGATGGCGAAACGACGTTTAAAACCCTGACAGGTCTGTATACCAGCCCGGCGTCACTGGTGTATTTCTTCGTTACTACCACGATCGCCACCTATCAGGCTTGGGTCGCCACCAAAAACAAATCTGTGTTTGCGGGCGTGGAGTCGCCAAACATCCCGGCTAGCGAGTTTTCCATGGCCGCCTGGTTCCAGTCCTCTCTGGCAAACGATCCTGGCTCTTCAAACATGGTACCGCCAATGGCGTACCGATTTGGTTACGGGGTTACAGAGTATCCGGTCGAAGGTAATGGCACGCTGCTTAAACAGCTCCAGGACAACAGCATCAACTACGTCGGTACCGCCGCGGAAGGTGGGCTGAGCAACAAAATGCTGGTGGCGGGCCACATGCTGGACGGCAATCCGTTCAACTACTGGTATTCAGTGGCGTGGACTGCAATCAACCTCGAGCTCGATCTGGCAAACGAAATCATCAACGGGTCAAACACCACTGTTAACCCGCTGTACTACGAGCAGAACGGTATCGACCGCCTGCAGCGCCGCGCGCTGAAGACGCTGCGCAACGGCATCAGTTACGGGCTGATCCTCGGTCGCGTGATTGGTACCGGCCTGACGCAGCAGGATTTCAACACCGAATACGAGAAAGGCACGTATGCCGGTAACGCGGTGATCAACGCCGTGCCGTTCGCGAATTACACCAGCCTGAATCCGTCCGATTACGCCGCTGGAAAATACGCTGGCCTGAGCGCCGTAATGACGCCGCGCCGCGGCTTCGAATCCATCACGTTTAACGTGAACGTAACCAACTTTGTAGGGGCGTAAAAAATGGCAAACCCATTAGTACCGCAGGGATTCCTCAATCGTGTACGCGGCGCGGTGTCAGTAACTGACGTTCCGGCGCTGAACATCACCGCCTCTTACCTTGGCAAGGATGCCATCAGCATGCGTCCTGATGGCCCGGCGACGGACATTATCCCGACGCTTACCGGCACAGTAGGCAGCCAGGCGCCATATCAGCAGGTGACCGTCACCGTACATCTGCTGCGTACGCAAGGCCTGAGCGACAGCTACAAAAACCGCTTTGCCACCGATACGGCTCTGGGCGAGGTGGTGATCACCCCTGATGCGAACACGCTGAGCAATTTCACCGTGCTTAATGCTTATCTGGTGAACTTCAACGAACTGCCGTTCACCGGTATGGATGCCGGGTACGTGGTGACCATCAGCGGTTATATCCTGGCTAACGACAACATGTGGGTCTGATTGTGAAAATTGACAAAAAGCTCAACCTGGTAACAAACATCACCCGGGAAGACGGGTCAATCGTATACCTGCATGTGACCCCGTTCCCGTATGAGGTGGTTGAAGAGCACTGTCTGCTGCTGGGCAATCTGTTCACCAACTTCATCTCACAGGTCGGCGGCCTGGGCGCGGCGCGCGTTGCCGCGATGATGCTCCGTAAAAAGCTCCAGCGCGAGCAGGAACTGAGGGGCGAAGATAACCAGCAGGCTAAGCAGGCTCCGACCATCGTTGATGAGATCCAGCGTCTTACGTCAGTGGTCTGGAATGACGGCGGAACCTGGAAAACTGCATCTTTCGAAGTCGCGATGAAGCAGGGGATTATCTCTCCTGACGAATACCGCGAAGTTGAAGGTGAGGTGGTTTTTTTTATGGTTTCCTCTGCCATTCAGAAAGCCCATCTGATCGCCCCGACAGTGGGATCAGTGATCGGCATGTTCGGTGGGCAACTCGTATCATTGAGCGTTACGGCGTTCCGCGATTCGTTGCTGACGTCGAATCCGCCTACCGATACCCAGACCCCGAATGCCCAGCCGGAAACGTCATATATACCCTCCTAGACTGGGCGTCTAATGAGGGATTCTGGCGGGTGATCAGGGAAATCACCGGCGAAGAGTTCGCCAGCCCGGCGCAGTACCGCCAGCGTTACATCATTTCCGCGCTAAAAGACAGGGGTTCCTTCAATGGTGGCTAAGTCTATTGTCGATATTGACGTAAATGACGACAAGTTTGTCGCGTTTATGGAGAAGTTTAAAGAATATCAGGCTGCACTTGAGGATCTCCCCGAGGCATGGCGCGGGCTGGCGCATGGCGCCACTGATGCCACCAAAGAGACGGCAAAAGCGAAAACAGAGGGCGACCTTCTGGCTAAAGCTTTTTCGGAGGGGGCAAGCGCGATTCTGTCGATAAACAGCGGCCTTGAGCGGCTTACAGACAGCCTGGACCGGGCGAATAAAAGTCAGGAAGACTTCAACAAGAAAACTCGCTCATCAAAGGGTTTTTTGAGTGACGCCACGAAGGACGCGAAATCGCTGGCCGGGCACATCAGGGATGCAACCACAAGTCTGCTTTCATGGGGTGGCATTGTCGGCCTGTTTACCGGCGTGCTGGGCGTAGGCGGTCTTTTCGGGCTTAATCGCCTGGCGGCCACAACCGGTTCCCAGCGTTTCACCTCTCTCGGGATCGGGACGAGCATCGGCGCGCTGGATTCCACGGCCATTAACTACCAGAAAGCGCTCGGCAACCCAACGGGCACGCTGGGTGCTATCCGCGACAGCCAGATGGATCTGTCAAAGCGCTGGACATTCCAGGCTATGGGCATCAACAACCCTGAACAGGATCCGGCTAAGCTCCTGCCGCAGATGATTCGAAATGCGCGGGACATCTTTGTCAAAAACGGTAGCACGCTGCAGGGGGCAAACGCCTACGGCCTGACAAACTTCTTCAGCCTTGACGACCTGAATCGCTTTAAAAACATGAGCGATGAAGAAATCGATGCAATGGAGCGGAGGGCGCAGAAGGATGCGAAGTTACTGCAGATCACCGATCAGCAGGCACGGCAGTGGCAGGATTTCAACGTCCAGCTGGATTACAGCGGGCAGAGCATCCGTAACACCTTTGTGCGCGGGCTCGGTCCGTTAACCCCGCAGCTGAGCAAGCTTTCTGATGCGCTGGCCGGTGCCATTGATACGGTGCTACAGTCGCCAGAACTCGGTAAGTGGATTGATAGCCTGGCGGGGGGGATTGAGAAATTTGGAAATTATCTCGCATCCCCTGATTTCGCCAAAGATGTTGATGATTTTATGGATGGCCTGCGCAGGCTAGGTCAGTCGATAGGTAGAGTAATTGACTTATTCACTGGCAAAACCAGCGTGAGTGAGTTTATGGCAGCCTCCTCGCCAATGCTTAACAACCAGACTGTCCATGACCCGAACGGCGGTCCTGATTATGTTCCTGGAAGTGAGAGCGATCCCAACGTTCCCGGTTGGCTGAAAAAGTTAAAACTGGCTTCTGGAGTTGCCCCTGTTCAATACGATGAGTATTTCGAAGAGGCGGCAAAAAAATACAACGTAGATCCAAAGTGGCTGAAGTCCATAGCAGCAGCGGAATCCTCATGG